ACGCTTAATATTGTGGGCCAGCTCAACCGCTGCTTTGCTTATTGGTGATGGGGAACACTCCAACTGCTGACCCATACTTAAAATATCTATATATTAATAATACGCAAGCATAGTAAGTCTAATGCGTCGCTTTTTGGATTGGTTAGGTTCAGGCTTTGTTTATCGCAGTCCTACGGATCGTGTACAAGCATGGCGACGCAATGCGATGTATATGTCTAGTCGTCAGCTCAGAGACTTGTCAGGTATAAGCGCTCATTACAGCAAAGCGGTTATATTGAGTAGATATATCAATGAAGAAATGTCCCATCTTAAGTAGAATAAATTTGTTGTTTACCCCCCTTTGCAAGTATTAGCATTTTGGTAAATGGATAGCTATTAAACCCTTTTAGCGCTTAGAGGACGTTAAGGGGGTTTTTTAGTGTCTACCTATTACGCCAATTCTTATTTCTTTGTGTTCCCTCTAGCGCTGCAATCTGCTGTTCTAACAACGCTACCCGCTTAAACAGGCTTCTTACGTCCTTGTCTTTCCTATTTACCACAATGCTAAGGGTGAATAAGAAAATAGAGACTACGGCACCAATACAGGCGGCTATAACTTCATTCATTGGTTTCCTAGCAACTTATTCCATTTATCAGTAATTTCTTTTTCCTTATTAACTCTGTTTCTTGTTTGTATCTCTACGCCTAAACCTGTGAACGTATTCGCGTGAGGATGTGAAGGATTATTATGTCTTCCGTCTAAAAAATATAATTTCTCCATTAATTCAGTACGGGCTGCGTTCTCCCAGATAGACAAGGGTTGACTCATTACTACAAACAATTAGCTTAGGTATATTACTATTACTGCGTAGCAAGTAAACGCTGATGGCTGAACAACCAACAAAAACACCAGAGAACAAAAAGAAAAGTCCTCTTCAAAAACTAAAAGAAGGAGTTGACGACAAAGAAGAACAATTAGTGATTTTGTCTACATTTGTGCGTTTGGGAGTTGTCGTTTGGAGTGGATTTATCATTTCTTTAAATTACATAACTTTGCCTGCATTTGGAGAGCAACCGCCTAAAGATATAACCTTTGTAGCTTCAGTGTTTACAGGGGCTTTGGCTAGTTTTGGATTGCAAACAGCATCTAAAAAAGGTGATGGAACTTATAAAGCAGAAGAGGAAAAAAGAAAAGCAGAGGCAGCGAATGGTTCAGTAACAACAATGAGATTTGAAACAGGGGTTAAAATTATTCCAATTCAACCAAGACAAGAACGTCTTGCCACTGATGAAATCACTCAACGCCCAATAGATTCTGAAACAGGCAAATTAACATGAAACGACTACTAATCCCCTTTGCTTTCTTTCTGGCTGCTAGTCCTTGCTTGGCCCAATACAAGCATGAATTAAAAACAGTTGTTAGCGCTGATGTTGCTGGTAGCTATTCCCACGCCAAACGAATAGGCTCTAGTTACTCTTTTAGTTCCGAGGGCATAACCGCAAGCACTATTACAGGCCTTGTTGCACCCGCTGTAAGTGATGGGACTCATACAGGAGTAAGTGCCACGATGGGTACAAATTCGTTTGCTCAAACAAGTGCAGGCGCCTCCAGTTCTCTCACTCAAAGCTTTCTGCAAGGCGATGTTGTGCCTACACAAACAGGGTTAGGCCTAACTCATGGGGCAACGACTACTTTATTAACTCTGGGGGACACTATCAGCTATAGCGGTGGAAACTCGAACGGGACGGCGGTCGGTCTTACTCAGGCAGGGGCCATCACACTAACTCCGGGCGGTAGCGGATCGACAGTTTCAGGAAGTATTTCAAGTACTATAGATATTCATTAATATGTATGAAATATATTTTTTATTTATTCCTTTTAAATGTAATTAATACAGCCAAAACCCTTGCTGTACCAGTGATTCCCAATTTTGGGTCAGGTCAGACTCAAAGTACTACTGAGGTCAAATCTCGCACTGTGGAACGGATTGAGAGCTTTCATTTTAATACAGGCTATACTTTCAATCAGTCTGGCAGCAATATAAAAGTTATTGGTAGTACATTAACGCCCCAAACTGTTAATACTCAAACACAAACAGTAAACGGAATATCTTCAACGTGGAAATCAATTGATCTAAATACTAAACCACAATATGAACAAGTCGTTGCGGGCGCTGGTACACAATACAACGAGAGTCTAATGGGGCCGGGACTTGCGGAACATGTCATTATAGATCGTACTGTTGACACCGAAAGTATCACAACATCGACTAGCATATTTACCCAGTGAAAAGGCTATTATCTGTTTTAATTATTAGTTTATCGGGGCAATTATCAGCATTAAGCGAAGGCGTTTCAATGCAAAATAATCCAATATCTAATTCTAGCGGTGGAGTAAATGTGACTGCGGTGCAGAATGTTCCAAGTAGACAATTTACAAATGTTTATAGTTTACAACAACTACAATGCCAGTCAGACACATTTGTTATACAACCTTTTATTACATCTAATATGAGTTTTCAGCGACCTCAGAGGGATGTGAGACTTGATCCAATATACGACGACAGGGATTTAACAGGTTTAATAACTACAGATGATAATGGAAACCAAGTTGACGGGCCTGATGGATTACCAGATAATCCGGGTAAAGTTGTTGGTTATAAATCAGTTCAATTAAATCCTCAAGATTCGTTTGCAGTGTCGCCGGGAATTAGCCTGAGCTTCAATATAAATATGGATAGAAAGGCTGTCCGTAAGTGTAGACAAGGAGCCGCAAAAATTGTTGAATTATTAGATTTACAGGTAGCAGATAAACGGTTAAGCCTAGAGGTCGGGAGACTTTCAAAATGTGGAGAATTATTAACAAAGGGTATAAGATTTAAAGAAACCAGCTCATTCGCAAAATTATGTGATGACGTAGAAGTCGTGAAATTTATTCCTAAAAATACCCTTCCTGACCATCAACACTCTATTTCTTCAGAAGTGACCGCCATAACAAATTAACCTTATTCTTTTCCCGTTGCGCTCTTATCTTTTCTCCTCTTGATAACGGCTTTTCCTTTTTACCTAGCTTCTTTTTCACTGCTTTAATAATTTTTTTCTGTAGGGGTTTAGTTCTTTTTTTTATTAGCTCAGTTAGAGGGGCTGCCATTAATGCGGATGTTGCTCCAAACAAAGCCGTGACCATTACCCCAGAAACTAAAGCAGGGGGCGGGGTGAAATGATCAACAGTTTCAATAATTTTTATTGGCTCATATACCGCAACACATTCACCTGATATTGAATCAACTTTATAAGCCGTAATTCTTCCTCTGCCATATTTACCAATGCTATTTATTGGCGCGGCTCCATTCGGGGGACATTGTGGAGGTGGCGGGGTATAGCCCATGAAATTTGTTGTTTGTTTGTTAGTCGTACTTTGTTTTTCTTTCGCCTTTTCTTTTTTATTTTCTTGGGGTTCCCGTGGAGTTACTGCTAAAGGTTTTGTTTTTACTACTTCTAATTTTTTGTAATAGTCCAATGGGTAGAAAACAGGTTGCGAATAATCGCACAAAATCATTACGCCGTCAGGGTCATTATCAAAGTGTCCTGAACCACCTGTTTCATCTTGCCTTGTCTCAACACACCCCGGAACATCTATTACTAGGGGATCTAAAACAAAAGGTAATTGAGTACTAACTGATGGGGGTAATATTAACGGCGGTTCTAAAACTATTGGATCGGCAACTCTTGGCTCAATAATTCTAGGTTCAATAATTCGCGGATCTTTAATATCCACTAACAATCAGATAAATCTTTACCCAAACTTGACCCTACGTTTTGCCCTATTTTTTGAGCGCGATTTCTTGCAAATGGTTCTAATAAAAATCCAATAATCGGTACGTTAGAAAGCTTTGCAGCTCCGGCTGTTGTAGCAACTGCACTACCTACAAGACCACCGTTATTCTTTCCTGTAATAGATGCTTCAAAACATCTAAGGTCTATTTCTTGCGCTTTCTCTGTTGGTACATGGGCAATATATTCGCGGCGTGAATAATCAGTCTTACCCGACCATTTTGTTTTTTCTTCTGAGAATAATGTTGTTTTTGGATTATGCATATTTAAAGTCATCATCACATCTAATTTTTCACCATCCTTTGTATATCGCATTTGTGAGCTGCTGTTGTCTGTAGTCGCTAATCGGGCAAGATCGGGGATAGAACTTCCTGACTTTGATAGCAGAGTTAACGAGAAAAAGTTACTACCGATCAAACCAGCCGATAGCAAAATCGTTAGATATGGAAATTCAGAACGGGAGGACATTACCTGTTGCCTTTGGTAATTGTGGTTTGATGCTGCTTTGTATATTCTCAATCACTTGATCTTGAATTGTAAAAAGCATATCGTTCACAAACTTTGTTCGTTGTGAAAAAACAAAAGCCCCGCCACCAATGAGGCCAATTAAGACCCCAGTGTTCACTAGCGTTAAAATCCTAATCATTTACTATCCCTGCCTCTCTATCAATTTCAGCTAATAGTTCAGTGTTTATAACTTTAATCCTTTCACTTTTTGGCTTTAACTCTTCTTGGGCCTTTGTTTGTATAGCTTGAATTTCTTCATTAGCACTTACTATTTCTGGTCTTTCTTGTATTGCTTTTATTTCTGCATTAGCGTTAGCTTCAATTGCTTTCGCCTCCTCTAATAAACTCTTTTTCTCATTAACTAAGTTTTGGTCAGCCATTAGTTTTTAATTACTACGTCTCAGTATAGAGTCAACCCCCAATATGTCAAAGTAGCAATTCTATCCCTGACCTGTTCGGTCTAATGCCCGTATCTTGATTTTTCCGCATTATAGTTTTGTTCAACTTCCGAGGCTGTTAAAGTTTTGCCTTGATAAAAACGCATAACACCTAGCCTTCCATCAAACTTGTTGTCAGAACCATTACTTGATATATAGTAACTTAACAGATTTAATTTCTTGGAGTTAGAAAAGTTATTTGAGCCGCTGAAAGTAGTATTTTTAGAAATAGCAGATGCATTATCTATATATAATTTCAGATTATTTCCTGACCTAGTTATTACATGATGCATCCACCTGCTCCCACTCCATGTATGCCCACTATCAAAAGAAGTGTTTGAGGTACTCGCACCCTTCACGATCATCCGTTCACGCCCACTGCTTAGTCTGTAGGGAAAATAACTCCCTCCTAATGCAGAAAGATCACTATTACTAACTTTACCAGTATTGGTAACTCTCGTAAAAGCAATATACCCCGCCACACTTCCACCACTAGCGGGGCTACTATCTCCATACCACCACCACTCCCAAGTATAAGCTGTAATAGCGTTAGTCCCATCATTCAACATCTCAAAATCTGTTGAGTATGGAAATTGCAAGCCTGATGATTGCGTCCCATCTACATAGAAATATCCTCCTGTATTTCCACCACTATCGCTAGACCATTGCATACCACCCCAGTTATCATTTGTATGGCTATTAACTAAACTATTAACTGTTGTACCACTACCTGAATAACAATTAGTATCAGCAGCATCTAAGTGAAAAACTAAATTATCCGTTACATAAGCAGTTGCCGCACTAGCCCCCGTACCTAAGAGAAGCTGTTGAATAGGACTCATAATTAATAACCTCCTTGTGTGTTAGTTAGTAGGTACATTTATGACAACCCTGCACCTGAG